ACAAGAATTAAAATTAATTTATGAAGATGAATTGGCAAGAGCTCTAGAGGAAGATGGTTCTTCAACAAGTGCTTTCCTTTCACCTAAAACTTATTATCCGAGTATGTAATTATGGGAAACACGGCAAGAGGAAAACATGCATTATTTATTTCAGACCGAAGTGGTTTGCAATTTCCATATACTGAAATGGTTAGAGAATGGAATGGATCTAGAGTCCATACTTCTGAATATGAACCTAAACAACCTCAACTAGAACCAAAACCTTTTACTGCTGATCCACAAGGATTAATGCATCCAAGACCAGACAGATTAGAATTACCTACCGGAGATTTTTTAAAGATAAATCCTTTCAGTACACCAAATCTACTTACTGTTGGAGCAACTTTTGAAGTATCTCAACCTAACAGCGGAATATTAGTTGGGGATTTTGTAAGATTAATGAGTATAGCACAACCTTTGTCAGCAGCAGGATCTGCATTTTTAATTTTGCCTGCAGAACTAGAAATGTCTACAACTTTAAATGCAAATATAACTGCTACAGATACTTCAATGGTAGTAAATGATGCAACTCCATTTTATACTAACGGCGGGTATCTAATGATTGAAAAAATTAATTCTACTAGTGGATTATATGAAAATGAAATTATACAATATGCAGCTTATAATTCTGGAACAAAAACTTTATCTGGTTTAATTAGAGGAACTAATGCACCGTTTAGAGGACAGACTCCTAAAAATACTATCGCAAGTAATCACGATGCGGGAGCAAATGTTTTTGGAGCAAGAGAGGTTTATTCTTTAAGTACCACAACTTCTCCAAGTGGAGGTCAGCCCCCAACAGTTACTAATCAAAATGGTTATTATTTAAAAGATAATGATGAAGGTTTTGGTTGGATCGCTAACTTTACAGGTGGAGGAAATGGTTGTATTGCCGGCCCTTTAAATGTTAATATAACAGATGGGAGAGCATAATAAATGACATACGCAGAATTAGTACAAAAAATTAGAGATTACACCGAAGTTAGTTCTAACGTTCTAACAAATACTATTATTGATGGTTTTATAAATGATTCTGAATTTAAAATTCTAAGAGATGTAGATTCCGATAATAATAGAAGATATGCAACAGCTAATTTAGTTACATCACAAAGATATATAGACACTCCTACAGACGCTTTAGTTATAAGATCTGCTCAAATTGTAGATTCAGACGGTACAGCCTCTGCGGATAATAGAGATTTTTTACAGTTTAGAGACACCAGTTTTATGTCTGAATTTAACCCTACGGAGTCCACAGGAGTTCCTAAGTACTACGGGTGGTGGGATCAGGACACTATTGTTATAGCCCCTACACCAGACGCTGCTTATACAATTCAGATAAATTATATCTTGAAAGATCCGGGGTTATCGGCTACAAATACAACTACATACTTGAGTCTAAATTTTCCCGATGGACTTTTATATGCTTGCCTCGCGGAGGCATACGGGTTTTTAAAAGGACCGGTTGACATGCTTCAATTATATGATAAAAAATATGGAGAGGCCGCTCAGAGATTTTCGATTGAACAAATGGGAAGACGAAGACGGGATGAATACCAAGCAGGTGTTCCTCGAATAGGAAAACAATAAGGAGAAAAATTATGGCTATAACACAAGCGATTGCAAATGCATTCAAAAAACAATTACTAGAAGGTGATCAAAGCTTTAAATCGTCGGGCGGTGATGTTTTTAAACTAGCTCTTTACACTTCTTCAGCAACTCTAAACTCAGCAACAACTGCGTATGCTACTAACCCAGGTGGTGGATCTAACACAGAAGTAGCTAACACAGGAACTTACGCAGCAGGTGGAGATAAACTTACAGGTCAAAATACATCAATTGCTTCAGGTGTTGCAATTGTTGACTTTGCGAATTTATCTTTTACTGGTGTAACGTTGACTGCTAGAGGAGCATTAATTTATAACACATCTTCTGCAGTCAGTAATGCAGCTGTATGTGCTTTAGATTTTGGAGCAGATAAAACAGCTACATCAGGGACTTTCACAATACAGTTCCCGGCATTTACTACGGCGGCAGCTATATTACGAATCTCTGGTTAACAAAAATTTTAATTAACAAGGATTTTAAATGGCATTAGTTGTAAACGATAGAGTCAAGGAAACTTCTACCACTACTGGTACAGGTACGCTTTCTCTTGCAGGAGCAGTAACAGGTTTTGAAACTTTTTCATCCGCTATTGGAAATACAAACACAACTTATTATTCAATTGTAAATGTAAATGGAGAATTCGAAGTAGGACTTGGAACAGTATCAGCTGCCGCTTTAGCTAGAACTACAGTCATATCATCCTCTAACAGTGATTCTGCAGTAAACTTTGGTGCAGGCACTAAAAATGTGTTTTGTACTCTTCCAGCCTCAAAAGCCGTTATCCTAGATGCAAGTGGGAACATTGTTGCAAACAATGGAGTTAACCTAACAGCATTAAATGCAACACAATTAACTTCAGGTACAGTACCTGATGCAAGATTTCCATCAACACTTCCAGCATTAAATGGTTCTGCTTTAACAAATTTAAACGCAACTAATTTAGCAAGTGGATCAGTGGCTTCCGCAAGATTAGCCGATGACTCAGTAACACTAGCCAAGATGGCCCCAGGTACAGATGGAAATATTATTTCATATGATGCATCTGGTAATCCTGTAGCAGTAGCCACAGGATCAGACGGACAAGTTTTAACTTCAGCCGGAGCAGGAGCTCCTCCAACTTTTGAAACGCCTACAGTTGGAGATATTACAGCTGTAACAGCTGGTACAAATTTAACAGGTGGTGGAGATTCTGGAGATGTTACAATTAATTTAGCTGATGCTTCTACTTCTGCTAAAGGCGCTGCCTCATTTAGTTCAGACAATTTTGCCGCTAGTTCTGGTGCAATAACAATTAAAGATTTAGGGGTAGCTACAGCAGAAATTCAAGATGACGCAATTACATTAGCCAAAATGGCTCCAGGTACAGATGGTAATTTAATTACTTATGACACATCTGGAAACCCAGCAGCGGTTGCTACAGGTAGTTCAGGACAAGTTTTAACTTCAGCAGGTGCGGGAGCAGTACCTACTTTTCAAACTCCAACAGTTGGAGACATAACTTCTGTTGTAGCGGGTACAAATTTAACAGGCGGTGGAACAGCAGGAGATGTTACTATCAATCTAGCAGATGCTTCTACGTCTGCCAAAGGAGCTGCCTCATTTAGCTCAGACAATTTTGCCGCTAGTTCTGGCGCAATAACAATTAAAGATTTAGGGGTAGCGACAGCCGAACTACAAGACGATGCAGTGACACTAGCAAAAATGGCCCCAGGCACAGATGGAAATATAATTTCTTATGACACTTCAGGAAACCCAGTTGCAGTAGCAACAGGAAGTTCTGGACAAGTTCTAACTTCAGCAGGAGCTGGAGCAGTACCATCTTTTCAAACTCCAACAGTTGGAGATATTACAGCAGTTACAGCCGGTAATGGTTTATCTGGTGGTGGAACAGCAGGTGCTGTTAGTTTAGCTGTCAGTCCAGGTACTGGAATTGATGTTGGAACTAATGTTTCTGTTGATGTATCTGATTTTATGGCCAATGGTTCAAACAACAGAATTGTTACTGCAACTGGTGCGGATGCTATGAATGCAGAAGCTAATTTAAGTTTCGATGGTTCTACTTTAGCTGTTACTGGAGCCATAACTACTACGGGTAATATCACTACAGACCACGTTCTACCTACAGCAAATGATACTTTTGATTTAGGTGCTGACGGTAATGTTTGGAGAAACGTATACACTGGAGATTTACATTTAACCAATGAAGCAAAAGATAAAGGTAATGCTGTCGATGGCACAAAAGGTAATTGGACTATCCAAGAGGGTGAAGAACATTTATTTATTTTAAATAATAAAAACGGTAAAAAATATAAATTTAAATTAGAAGAAATTTAATGATTAAATTAAATAATATAGAAGTTTTACAAAAACATTATAAAGAAGAACAAAAAACAGGAGCCTAACCTATGGCCCTTGGAGTTACAGCATACGCAGAAGCACCTTTTGCAGCAGGGTCTTCAGATGAAACTGCATTCCTATCTGGTATTGAACTAACAGTTCAAGAAAATACACCTAATCCTATTATTGGAGATGCTAATGTTCCAGTTACCGGTCAACCAATGGTTGGTGCAACGGGAGATCCTTCTATTTTTGCAGGAGTTATATTAGATGTAACAGGACAAAGTTTATCTAGTAATTTAGGAGACGTAACGGAATCAAGTGCAGAAGGAAACGTTTTTCTAACTGGTTTTGATTTAACTGTTACAAATCTAACCCCTCAGCAAGATACATTAACTGCATTTGCTCAAGCACCTTTTGCTACATTAAGCCCTAGTACTATAGATGGAGTAAATGTAACTGTTGAAGCTACTGTAGGTGGAATCATAGGAACATTCCCTCTTCCTATGTCACTGGGTAATGTTACAGAAATTACAGCAGATGCTCTTGTTCCTTTGACTGGTTTTGATTTAACCATGCAGGAAAATGATGTGACCATTGCAGGAGATGCAAATATTACTTTAAGTGGACAAGCATTAACAATAACTCAAGGTACGAGTGTAGCTTTCACTGATGTTACGACAGAAGATGTAACTGGAATAGCGATGTCTTCTAATTTAAATAGTGTTGAGATTACTGCTAGTGCAAATATATCCTTAACTGGTTTTGGTTTAACCATGCAAGAAAGTAGCGTTATTGTAAGTGCAGACGCTAATGTTAGTCCAAGTGGACAAGCACTAACTGCCACTTTAAACAGTATTGTAGTAGACCTAAATCAACAGGTAGATGTGACTGGTTTGGGTCTAACCATGCAAGAAGGAACCGCTACAGCACCAGACTCATTAGCTATATTAACCGGGATTAGTATGACAATTGCTCAAGGAAATGCTAGAGACCTTATATGGAATCCAGTAGACACAGGGACTATATCACTTTGGACAGAAGTTGACACTGCTGCATAAATGAAATATTATAAGGTTATTTAAACAATTTAAAACATGGCAAATTCAACATCAACAAATTTAAAATTAACTGTTCAAGCGACCGGAGAAAATTCAGGGACTTGGGGACAATTTACTAACACTAATTTACTTATATTGGAACAAGCTATTGGTGGTTATGATACTGTAGGATTAAATGCAACAACAGGTGCAACTCTAACTTTTTCAAATGGTGTTTTATCAAATGGTAAAAATGAAGTTATAAAATTAACAGGAACTATTACAACAAATGTCAGTGTTATAATCCCTGATTCAATTGAAAAAACATATATGGTAGAAAATGCAACATCGGGTGCGCATACTGTAACATTTAAAACAACTTCTGGATCAGGTGCTACTTGGTCTACAACAGACAAAGGAACTAAAGTTCTTTATTCTGACGGAACAAATGTTTTAGAAGGACTTAGCTCAACTGGAAATTTGACAGCTGCAGGACATATTTTACCTGGTGCAAATGACACTTATGATTTAGGAGCTTCAGGAAACGTATGGAGAAATATATATACAGGTGACCTGCATCTCAGTAATAAGTTTAAAGAAAAAGGCAATATAGTTGATGGAACTAAAGGAAATTGGACTTTACAAGAAGGTAAAAATGATATATTTATGATCAATAATATATCCGGAGACAAATTTAAAATTAATTTATTGAAGGTAAAAGGAGATTTATAATGGGAATTATTTCAAATGGTAACACAGTAATAGACAACGGTGATATTGAAGATAATGAAGTCGATACTGCACAGATTGCAGCAAGCGCAGTTGAAACAGCAAAAATAAATAATGACGCAGTAACAGCTGATAAATTAGCTAACACGTCAGTAACTGCAGGAAGTTATACTACAACAAGTTTAACTGTGGATGCACAAGGTAGAATTACTGCGGCTTCAACTGGAGCAGCTGGAGGAGGCGCTTTTCTATTAAAGGTAGCTAAAAAAGGTAGTGCAAGTGGGACTTGGACAGCAAACCCCAGTGCTAATTTAGGAGCTGCTTATATAATGTCAGGTGGCGGAGGAGGTTCCGGTTCATCTTCACAATCACGTGGCGGAAATGGTGGCGCAGGTGCTTACGGTTTTTACACAGGTCCAGTTACAGGAGGAGGTTCAAACCCCTTTGTTTCAGGTGGTGGTGGTAATGCAGGTAATGGTGGTTCACCAGGTTCTGGTGCAGGTGGAACTGGAGGCGCATCTAATACATTAGGTAAAACTGTCAATGGTGGTAGTGGAGGTAATGGTACTAGTGGCGGAGTAAATCCAGGAAATGCAGGGAGTGCAGGGAGTGCACCCGGAGCAACAATTACAATTGATCAAACTACAGGTTTTTTAATGAGCGGCGGAGGTGGTGGCACTGGAAAAGTTGGAACCACTAATCCTAATGGTGGTGGTCCAGGTAACGGTGGTGCTGGTACTGCAGGTGGTGATGGGTTTATAGTAATTTATGATAACGGTGGTAGTTAATTTAGGAGTTTAAGATGGCAAGATATATTTCATATAGAGACAATGATCAAAAAAGTTGGAGTAAAGTACATTCTACTGATGCAAGTAAAAATTGGTGGTTAGAAAGAGAACCTGAGTTATTAACTTTACAAGTTACTGAAGAACAATTTAAAAAATTAAAATATAATAGTTTAGTTAAAATAGATTCTAGCAATAATTTAGTTTTTATTTCAACATCTGATACTCCAAATGAAATTCAAATAACTGAGCAAGAGGTTAAAACAGGTTTACAAGAACATATTGAAAAAATGAAAGCACATCTTGTTAATCACGAAACACCACTTTGGTCACAATCTGATGTTGATTATTTAACAGCAATAGATACTTCAGTTATAACTTGGCCAGTTACAGCTATGGATTTTAAACCTTGGAATGAAATATTAGAGATTAATTCAATCTTGATTGACACTATTTACGAAGTATAGTATATTCTTTCTATGTTTAGAAAGACAATAGAATTCTCTACTCAAGAAGATTATTATCATTTAAAAGAAGATTTTCCTGTTCCTTCAATAGTAAATATTCCTGAATGGTTTAAAAAATTAGATCATTCAATGGAAAATAAAACAGTAAAAGGTTGTATGCCTTTTTTAGATGCTATTTCTGCTGGTTATATTTTAAAGATGCCACAAGACTTTGCTATCAAACATAATGTTGAAAACGATTCAGAAGAAAAAGGTTACGGACAATATGCAAGTTTAAAAACATGTCCTCATTTAGATAAAATAGGTTTGAATGTAAATTATGATTACTTAGAAGTACATAATACAGGACAATTAAAAAATTCCCCTTTAGTAGAAAAAAATAAAAATCTAGCTTTTCACAAAATTTTAAACCCTTGGACAATAAAAACACCTCCTGGTTATTCTTGTTTGTTTACACCTATTTTTAATAATCAAGATGATAGATTTTCCCCTATAGCAGGAATTGTAGATACAGATAGTTTTAGCACTGAAATAAATTTTCCAATTGTAATTAATGGAGATAAATATCCAGTGTTAGATACAGTAATTAAAAAAGGGACTCCTTATGTTCAAGTCATTCCTTTTAAAAGAGAAAATTGGGAAATGATTACTAAACCTGTTAGTACTGAAAAAGTTTTTTCTAATAAAATTAAGTTGCATTTAAAACTTTTACACAGTTACAAAAATATTTTTTGGAAAAAGAAAAAGTGGAAATAAATAATTTTATTAAAATATATGACAATGTAATACCTGTAGAAGTTGTTTCAGACATCATTGTTTGGTCTAACAAAACATCATTTGAAGATGCTGAAATTGTTGGAAATGGTGAAGGTGTGGTTGATAAAAAAACAAGAAAAACTAAGTC